GGTGTACTTGACAGAGTCGTACCCATTATCCCTCATAAGATTAAGGAAACGACTACCCCAATCTGCATTAGTTCCCGACGCATTCTTTAGAAGCATATAGGTGTTAAAGTCGTTTTCGTAGTCTGGGAATACACCGTTGAAGTAACTATCACTGGGAATGCCTAATTCTCTTGATAAGAAGTTATACACGCTATCTGCGTTAGTAACATCTCCTAGTTCTGTCAAGTCAAGAATCTTCTTAGGATTTATAGTGTGTGTCTCAACATGTCCTCCGCCGAATACAGGTTCTCTGCCAGTTAAGATCCTATATGAACTGTCCATTAAGTTCTTCATATAGGCTTCTTGCTCGGCTTCTGTCATATCACTCATTCTTATTTTGCCATCCATTATGTGGCGACCCATTTCTTGGCGAGCTGAATCTCTTAATGAATCGTAAAATAACTTGTCGTGATTTGCATAGTTCGTCGCATCTTCAAAACTTTCGGTATAGAACTCTAGCGGAAGCATTTCGGGTTCAACAGTTCCAGGAATCTTCTTACCCAAAATTTCAGATAGCGTTTTTTCTTTTGCAAGATTTCTCTCTAGCGGATTATCCGAACGGTTATATCCACGATATACTTGTATGCCAGGAGTACTGTCTGAATCATTAAGAACCTTTTCTATTTCTTCCTTTGCGATTGCGGAGGGTTCTTCATTAACCTTGGGCAATTCACCGCCTCTGCCCCAATCAATGTTATCCACATCAACATCGTTTCTAGCAGGAGCATTAACGGCATTGTCAGTATTCTTATAGATATCATCCTCAACCATCTTAAGATATGCTGCTTCTTCTGCGTTCTTTGCATCAAGCAGTCTCTTGGCATTGATGTCCTTTGCTAAAGAAGGAAGTTCGCCAAAAGCATTGAATACTGTATTAAGAGCCTCGTTCTTAAGTGCATCTATGGCTATATCCTTTGCACCCATACCGTTCTGATAGTTCTCTATCTCTGTGGGTAATGTATCAAGTGCAAGGTCTGCAATGTTACCTCTTAAGATGCTACCGATCGCTTTGCCGGCTATCTCATTACCGAATGCCATATCCGTACCAACGGCATTAGTAGCCTGTCCAAGCCAGGGTATCTCTTCAAGTGCACCGCCTAATACATTGTATGCGGCAAGTTTAGATGTCATGTCGCCTGCAGTATATGCCAAAGGATTCTGTGTTTTAGCACTCTCTTTCATAGATGAGTAATTGTATTCGGGATTACCGCCAAGAGCTTCGCTCATCTTATCCATAGCGGTATTCTCAAACGGAACGATATTAAGTGCACCGAGGGTATATGATGCCAGACCGCTTGTCTTATTCTTAAGAGCTGCCATCTTGTCATACTCATTGCGCTCTTCTTCCGTCATCTCGTTTCTTATCTTTGCTGCCTGATTAGCATTGCTTGATGACATCTTAAGGAGCTTGTATGCCTTTGAACCAGGTTTGAAGTAGTCATTGACTAATTCTTTTGCATTGCTTTCTTCATATTTAGACATTCTGTAATTGGGGTCTATATACTTGTCTATGTCTTTTTTGTTTGCAATGCCCTTAACAGGATTTCCGTTGTTGTTCTTAAAGTCTTTAACAAAGTCCTTAACTTCGCTTTTAGAATATCCGTTAGCGGTCATATCCTTGATAAACTGTTTCTCGGCATTACGATTGTTTATCATTGCCTGCCGTGTGTTATTAGTAGTATCAAAATAATTAACGGCGGCATTATTAAGGCTTGTTCTATTAACAACATTATCTATTGATTCAGATATGTTTTCTCTTCTTTTATTTATTCTTTCCTGTATCTGATTCTGTCTTTTGGATGTGTCATCAAGGACGGGAATGGGATTGACAGGTGCGGCGTTGGTTACTTCACGTATTCTTTCCATTCCGTTAACCGCCTGTCTTGCAAGTTTTTCTAAATCTATAGGATTGAAAGCCATGTTGGTCTCCTTACAAAAATATCCCCCCTACCTTTTGGGATAGAGGGGATAAGTTCTTATCATAAAAGTGCATCGAGAAGTTTAAGTCCCGTGATTCCATTGTTGAGATAGTTAGCGTATCTAGCAATATCATCCTGATATGGTGCAAGAAGTGATGCAGCCGCCCTTCTTCTTGTTCCTTCTTCCGGATCATCCTGCTGCTTCTTCCATGCATCGTATGCCGCATTGGTTAATGTGTCGCCCTGATCGTTACCCTGCGTTGTAGCGATAGAGTTAATCGTATTAGTAGCGGTCGGTGTACTAGCTGCACTATAACCCTTCTGTTTAGCAACCGCACTCTTCAGAGCATTGTTAAGGGCACTTGAATTGCTCATAAGAGCAGAGAAGTAATCACCGCCTGCACTAGCTATAAGGTTTGCAAGGTTCTGCTGCAACTGTGCTTCCTGACTTGCTCTGTTTAATTTAAGGTTGCCAATCTGCTCGTTGTATGCATTTATCAAACTTGTGAGGTTTGATTGGTAGTTCTGCTCAAGATCGCCTATGTTGGTATCAAGAGTATTCTGGACATTGCTTCTTGCCTTGTCATAGCTATTTGTAAGACCTGCCAGAGAAGACTCTGAAAGACCACCGCTTATTCCGAGTGCGGCTAATCTCTGCTGAAGGTTCTTTTCGCCAATCATCTTATTAACATATGCCTGCCTGAAAGCATCTGTAGCATCCCGATTGAGTTTATTAAGGGAGTTATTGTATGCTCTTCCTATCTGATTAACGCCACTATCCTTAATCCTTCCGTAGCTTTCTTCCGCCTGATTGTATCCTGCCTGAAGAGCTGCGCTAGCTCTAGCATATGCTGCTTCTGCCGCCGCCTGTCTCTGTGCATTTATTTCTGCAAGGTATGCTGCCAAGTCGAAACCGCCGTCTCCGGTATATGCTGATGCAGATGCATTTCCGCTACCCGTTCCCGTTCCTGTGGGAGTCTGTGTTTTGTATCCAGAACTGTAAGCACGATCTTTATCATAGTTGCCTGCGTCTGAATCATAGCCTGCACTTGCCTTTATAGCCTGTTGAGCTGCGCCAAGTGACCCTGTATTAGCCGTTGTGTTAGCTCCGGAATAATCTGTTCTGTTCAGAATCTTGTTAATACTTTTGTTATACATACTGTTATCTGATGCCATTTCACTACCTCCTTAACATCTCATTAACTAACTTTTGAACTTCTCTATAGTCATATCCTGCATTGGATAGTCGTTGTCGTCTGTCATTACCCGACCCCCACTTACCCTGTATAACCTCTTTGGCTATTTCTTCTAAAGGTTTGTGGTCGGATATATTAGTCAAAGTACCTGTAATGTACTTCGGTCTAGCGTAAGCGACTATATGTGAATAGCGGTTACGTTGCATAACGCATCCACCATTGTCCTGTGAAGTAGTAGAAGTATTACCCTCAATGGTGTTGATGCAATTACCACTCACGGAAACCACCAATCCAACATGATTAGTCCTGCGGTTATTAGTGGAATACTTAAAAAAGACAATATCGCCTGCCTGCGGATTTTTAACTACTTGACCTCGTTTCTCGAACCAATCAAGCATATCCACGCACGATGCCGTCTTCTTACATAGTCCCTGTTCTGCCTTGAATAGCCAACTAACAAACGTAGCACACCACGGATATTGGCTACCCGAAACAGGATGTCCGTAATACCAAGTGTTGTACTTGACATTATTAGAGTCGGGCGGACTTTCCTTTGTACCTATTTCTTTCTTGGCAATGTCGATAATCTGTTTGGCGTTCATTTCTTTTTACCTTCTGCATTAAGAGCGATAAGTCTCTGCCTGCGGTCATCCATAATACCGTTCTTACCAAGTGCATGGTAGGCTTGATAAGATGCTTCCCACATATCAAGGTCGTCATCGTCTATCTTTCCTTCATCCATGTACTTGTGGTAGTCAATGGTAAGTTCCCTGCGCATCTGTTTCTGTTGAGCGTTCATCAGAATGTCAATCTTCTTTGAGAACTTGACGCAAGCCTTAATGAAATAAGACGAGCAGGCAAACAGGGACGGAACACCAATCAATGCCATTACGCTTGCTATTGTTCGTAATTCATCTGCCATCTTCCTCACCCCCATGATGAATACTGTTGACGCAGGCTTCAATCAGAGTATTGATATCTTCCTCGGACAAATTGATGCCTAACTGTGCGGCCTTGTCTATGATATACGCCATAACGTACTGTTTCTTTTCCTGCCATTGTTCGGGGGTAAATAATTGGTCTGCGCATCTAACGGCAAACCTCACCCAAAACGTAATCGTTTCAAGGTCTTTAGCAGACACGTTCGTTTTAATCCACGGAATAACGTAGGCCGAAACCAATGCGCCTGCGATAGAGATAATAGCCAAAGCGATAGTCATAAAAATGTTAGTGTTCATATAAACCCTCCGATAATAATTTGTAAGGGCGATACCCCATGAATAGTACCGCCCTTGAGAAAGGAGATGTATGTAAAGTCGATAGACTACATACTCTTACTGATTTTGTACTCCTTGTGCAACTTAAAAATCTTGATGATACCGCAAGTCAAGCACTCACCGCCGAAAGTGGAGAAGATGCAAGTGGTAAGGGTATCATTCTGAATACCGAAACCCGAAAGCACAAGAGCAACGATAGTGTAAATCAAAAGCACCGCAATGGAGAAAACAACGTAACTCGAAAGCGGTACTTGTTGAAGGTCAATGTGGATTTTCTTCATCATCCTGTTCCTCTCCCCCTAAATGAAAAGCGATTTTCGCACCAATCAAGGCGGCAAGAATGTCACATATTCCGATTAGGATTAGGGCTATAACGGTTTTCATTGTGTCACCTTATCTGAATTTACAACCGACTATTGAAAGTGGAATAGCACAGTTATTATTTGTTGAGGTAGTGTTCCATTGATAAGCAGGGGATATTATCAAGGATGTATCAGAAGAATATGACACATACCTACCGTAATAACTAGCCGCATTAGGTCTTGAAAAAAACATCATTATATTATGATTGTTAGATGCTATTGAGTTTTTAATGTCGGCAACTGACATCAATACAGATGCTTCCGTTGAATCAGTTGTAGATAAACGATAATTGACCTTAATATAATCAAAGTTATCTATATCCTGCGATAATGAAACGGAACTACCACCTGCATATGATGAAGTCGGTGCATTATTAGTCCAAAGTATAGTTTCATCAAAATTCTTTCCGTGGTCGAGTTCATTAAGACCGAGGATTTCGAGGGGGATAAGGTCACTTGTGGATGTTGTTGTGCCGTTTAAGTGATATGCAACAGTAATGGTTAATGTGGTGGAATTAATATAACGGACTATTCTATCTCTTGTCGTTGTCGTTCTTCCACCGAAATTCATGTTGATTTGATTATCACCACCCAAAGACTTTTTCAAATCATCACTTGTCACTATTAATGCCGCTTCTGTGTTGTTTGTTTTGGATAACTTATAGCGCACTTTTACATACTTATAATTATCAAAACTTTCAGAAAGCGTTACATCCTGTCCTGCAAAATCACTTGTCGGACTACTATTAGTCCATAGACTTGTTTCGGTGTATTGCTGACCGCCGCCGCCCTTTTTCCGAAGGGCGCATAATTTCTCTGCCATAGATTATTCTCCTTCGTTGGGTTCGGGTTCAGGATAATGATTAACTTCCTCACGATAACCGCTATTGCCACCGACAATAACACCGCTATTATCAAGGATTTCAACTATTGCGTGGCGAACATCCTGTGCGTTATGATATGCCGCAAGTGTCTGATGATATGCAACTATCGCACTATCAAGTGACGAATATACCTGTATTGTTGTTCCGTCCTGTCCTTTGTCATTGATTACGATTTTGACTAAATAATAATTCATTTATTTATCCTCCTTTAATCACAACCTTCTGCGTTTATGTAAAATGCACCTGTCGGGATATCACTCGCATACAGATACAAACAAGGTACGGTGTCATCTGCCGTTATATATTCAAGCAAATCGTATGCTTCCTGCTCTGCCGTTGTCGGTAATACATATCCGCTTGCACTTCCTATGTCTACTATCGGATTCGCATACACATGATTCAGACTTATCGACTTCTTGTATAGCGTTGTGCCACTCTGCGATGTTGTATCCTGTGTCCAATTCGATGTGTCTACCTCTAACGATGTTACCTTGTGTGAGTTTGCTATATCTGCATCTACCTCATTGATTGCTGCCACTAATGAAGTCTGTGCGGTGGTAGTCAATGACGATAATGTTCCCATAGCCGTTGTTAAAGGTACGGCGGCTAATGATGAATCCGTGTAGATATCGTTACCATATAATGTAATAGCATCACCCGATTGTCCGTTTACTGTGGTCGGTGCACCTCTGTCGCCCTTGTCGCCCTTTGGTAATACGAAATTAAGAACGGCGTTTGACGGATCTGAACTTGAATTAGTTACCGATGCCGTATCACCACTCGTTACAGTACCGACTGATACTGTTCCCGAACTACCCTGTGAACCCGTATCGCCTTTAGGCAGGACAAAATCGAATACCGCCGCAGATGTTGTTCCGCTATTGGTAACACTTGCCGAAACACCGCTTGATACAGTACCTACTGTAATGGTAGCCGCCGCACCTGTGTCACCTTTAACGCCCTGCAACTGTCCTTGATTCGCCCATTCCTCGTTGTCCACATCCCATATATAAAGGTCTTTGGGATTAGTATCACCAACCATATAGGCGTTTCCTGCGTGTCCTGTCGGGTGTGCCGTTTCAAGATCAGATAACGTATCGTATTCACCTAATATATTGATGCCCTGTCCTGTATCGCCCTTATCTCCTTTAGGTAATACAAAGTTAAACCTTGCCGCAGATGTTGTTCCTGCGTTCGTTACGGATGCGTTGTCACCGCTTGTGACTGTTCCGACTTCGATAGTAGCCGCCGCACCTGCATCGCCCTTTTCAAGAACAAAATCAAAGATAGCATCCTTTGTTTCGGTTATTCTTTTGGTAACTGAAACTGTATTACCGCTTGTAACAGTACCTACGGATATGTTGGGCGTATCGCCCTTCTCGCCTTTTTCGCCTGTTACATCAATAACGGTCTTTCCGTTTTCGGCATCATCTGTCACGGACACGTTTCCGATGAATTGCATCCTTGACTCCTGATTCATAATACCGCCCGAATAGTCCATGATACGGTGTCCACTTGAGGCCGTACCGCCCCAAGTAATACCACCGTCATCTGAATACTCAATAGCCTTATCCGCATTGAGCCTTATGTTTGTCATATCAGTAGACGATATCTTTCCGTCTATGTCCGAATCGTCCAATTCATCTACAAGATTATTGAACTTCGGTACAATGACATCCAATGCAATCTCGTCAAACTTCTCCTGCATTGCCTGTGTAGATAGATTAGGGGTGTCGGGCAATCCGATAACGCCCTTATCCGCTAAATCTTCTGCGGTTATTTTTGTAAATGCCATAGTCTACTCCTTATCCCTTGTAGTTACCACTTTCGGTATACTCGTTAGCAATGTTGTATAATGAAAAAGGCTCGTTCAACTCATTGTTTGCGAACCTTAACCTGTACTTATCTACTCGTTTTACCCTTACTTTGGTACGGGATATCTTCTGTGTTTTGTTACCACTAAACGCTACCTTACTAAAGATCAGATTTGAGAATGAGAAGTATCGTCCGAATGTGTTGTCCTGCTTCACAAACTTCCATATACCTCTGTCCATTACCCATATTTCAACCGATGTTGCTAATGCCGCACCTACTCGGATAGCGATATATCTCAATGACTTATTTTTGTAGAACAACTGTCCGTCAATATCGGGGGTTTCCCATTGACATCTGATTGCTTCTCCGTCATCGCTATACGACCATTGTGATTCCTTATCCTTGTAGAATCTGCATATCCTTCCGTCCTGTGTTCCAAAGAATAATCTGTTTTCTTTCTCCCACATATAATGGATGGGTAGGTTATCACAATAAAACGCCACATACTGTCGTGTGGCGTAGGGTTCTGACTTATCCGTCCTTATCGGTTGTAATCCATCTAATACATATAGCCTGTCATGGTCTACACTTAACAGGTACATATCATTAAAGATGCAGGCGAATGAATCCTGCAACTTCTCAAACGCTTCTGCGGTCAACTTACCATTAAGGTAGAATGAACGGCTCTGTGCGTATTTCTCACCCGTTATATCCTGTGCGGTAACGGCATATAAACCGCTTCGTGTTAGGAATAGCGGTTCGGTGCACAGATAGGCGAATGAGTTGGTCGCTATCGCTCCTGCTCCCTGAAGGGTGTTTATGATCTTAAAGCTCGGCTCATCAATACCGGTTTGTTCGTTCGTTATATAATCACCCTGGCGAAGTATGATTGACAGGTCTTGCTCCATCTCATCCTTATGAGCTGCAAGGTAATTCGATATGATTGAATATCCTACTACCGCAGAACGTGATGAACCTAACTGTGTGTATCCTAAATCAGGGAAGTAAGTACAATCCCACATTCCTGAATACCAATCGGAATTAGGGAAGTCGGGATTGCCACTTACAAACAATCTATCGAAAGCCCCGTTTACACCAAATCTCGTACCGAACGTACAATGGTTTATCTTGTCTGCATAATGCGGATCGTCAGGGTCTGTAGGGTCATCTGTTCTCCACGCCTTTATGCGGACATTATCGTGACCGTTAAGAGGACTTACGCCAGGTGCGGTATCGAATGTAATGATTCCGTTAGTTCTGTCTACAGAGAACCCGTGACCTTCTTCCATCTCGGTTTCTGAACCATCATTCTGAAGTACCCATGCCGTGCATAAATCATCTGCCAGATTGCCCTGTGAAAGATAGAACTTCTTCTCTGTAGAATGTGCAGATGTTACTACGAAGCTCTCCATGAATGCTCTTGTTAACAGATTGATGGAATCGTAAGTGACTCCTGCACCATTAACACCGGCATCCTTGTTTATGATGAGTGTCGGAACGAATGTATCCGCAGAGTCCTGCACAGGGAATATCGTATTGTATGTAGTCGAATCGGGATCTCCATCATACTTAAGGAACTTCTTTCCATCCAGGAAATACATATTGACGCTAAACTGCCATGAATGTGATATGGCATCGTTAGCATTTGAATAAAGAACTACATTGTTCTTTATCAGTTTCGTTCCGATATGATAGATCATATCCTCATCGTTTTTGTCTTCTCTTCTATAATGAACACCGTTTACGTTAGTTGACCCTGTGAAGTAGGGTACGTATTCGGGTGACTCGTTATCTTCTGCATATATAGCAGGATAGACAGTAACATCCAAATTAGAGCCTGCCACTCTTAACTCAACGGTAACTTCGGTGTCTTCCTCTATCTCTACAACCTCTGTTCCGAGGTTAGTTATTGCCCCTATATCCTCGTTTCCGTCATTGAGGTATATTCCGTATGCAAATGTTTCTCCCGAAGGCTCTATGCCACGTAAAACGTACCTTCCTGCCTTTAATTCCAAATTGGACATAAGGGTAAGAGTGTATGACCCTGTTCCTTCTATCGTTACAGACTTATCTTTATTGACGGTAAAGATGTTTGCACTCTCTGCCGTATTGTTAAGAAGGTTAGCACCGTACCTTTTAAGTACCTCATAACCCATCCTCTTACGAACCTTGTCAGGAACATCACGGATCATGTTGACCGCATTAGGGCTTTTGTTGTCATCTATATTTGCAGGGCTATTGGAAAAATCCACGCCCTTGAACTCATTTATCTGATAAACCGATTTTGCAGGACTTTTAGGTACTTTGAACTGAACCGCCATTAAATCCACCCACTCTCACTTGTAACTCTCTCGGCTTTGCCACTAGGAACTGCATTCTGAAGTCTCTCAAAAGCGATTTCCCATTCATTTCTATAAGAAGTGGCCACCCCGATATCGTCATCTTTATATAACTGCGATGCCATATACAGGGGTAAAATAGCGGCTACTTCTCGGTCTAAAGGCAACTCGTAATCATCATCCGTTCCTGCCGTGATCGTAGCAGGTAATGCGTTGTAATAGATAATGTAGTTTCCGGCTACATCCCTATCAAACACCAATACTTTGTCACCTTCCTGATACACTTCATCTGTCTTTACATATCTAGGGTTCTCTCCCTCAAAGTAAATAGAATTGACAGAATAAAAGTCTTCTACAATGTCATTGACCTTGTAACGTATCTTTTCAGCATACGCAGGTACTTCTGTATCTTCGTCATATTTTGCCTCATATAAAGCCACATTCTTTACGGCATAGGGTTTGTCTGAACTAAATGTAAGCGTTGCGCTCGCATTATTGGTGTTATCCAGAATGCCCTTGTATATGGTATAGGCATTAACAGAGTCTACTGCTTCCGTGAATACATCCATATCATTCTGCGTGATAATAACGGTACATTTTCCCGTAACCTCAAAATAATATGAGTGCACATTATTGGCCTTAAACTCTGTGTTGCCACTTATCTTCTGATGGATAGTGGTAGCCATCTCTTCCGGTAATAGATTCTTAATAGGGGATACGGCGATAGAGAAGTTCTTAACAAGGAACTTGCCTGCCGTAGCCATCATCAAAATACCTTCATTGGCTGCATAAGGCATTGCCGCTACATAGTCCCTAGTAGAATCATCTGACGGGATAGTAGAACCATCCGCAGAGAACATCTTTTGAATTGTCGCTAACTTAATATCTTTCCAAGTCATATTACAGTCCTAACTTTGAAATAATTGACCTTTTCATCTCTGTGCCTGTGCCAACCTCTAAACCTAACTCCTTGCAGAGTTTTTCAAGTTCGGCATTGGGCATACGGTTAACCTGCGTCTTTGAATATGCAGGGGTTTCTTCTTCCTGTATTGCAGGGGTTTCTTCCTTAACGGGAATATCATCGTCATCCATTCCCTTTATCATCTTGGCTATGTAACCTTCGGGTACTACTTCTAATACCTTATAGGTGCAATCGCCTTCAACAAAAGTATCTCCGACTTTTAAGTTCTTCATCTTCTTCTCTCTTTCTCCCCGAAAGGGGAAGAGGGGCATTCGCCCCTCTATATGGGAAACAAAAGGATTACGATAACTCTGTTCCTACTGCAGCACCACCCATGATGAATGCTGACCAATTATTGAAGCCGGCAGACATTCTTGCACGACCTGTCCACTCAAGGTTAGCGGTCTTGTTATCAACCCAATCAGTAACCGTAAGAGGGATTCTGTCATAGAACATAGCTGCCTGAAGCTCCTTGTTAGCCTCTGAAGACATAAGGATGTAAGGCTTGTATGAGCCTGATACCTGCCATCTGTGGTCAACTACTAACTTCCACAGACCCTTCTGGGTGTTGATGTCGTTGTAGTCAGAACCAACAGTAAGGTCAGACTTAAGGATCTTTCTGATCGTATCTTCAAGATCGGGTACGTTAGAAGGGATGATGATCGTGTCGAATGTATATCCCATTACGTTTCCTGATGCGTTCTTGAAGTTTCTACCGATGTTAGCAAGTCTGTTAAGCATTGTAGAGTTGCTTCCGAAAGCGTTTGTGTATACGTTAGACTGTGTTCCGCTAACCCCTGCCTTTGCATAAGGATGGTCTGTAGCGAAGAGTCCCTTGCCGTCACCGGTTGTCTTATCGAGTGTTCTTCCACCATAGATGAATGAAGCACCTTCTGTAGTAAGAGCATCTGAAGCGAGCTGCGCTCTTGACCTCTTATATGCTCTCATGAAGTTAGCAGCCGCAACCTTCATTGAGTTGATGTCGCCATCTTCTCTCATCTCTGCAGTACAGGTGAAGCCCTTCATGAACTGCTTATGAACGATGAGCTTGCTGAAGCCCTGCTGAATCTCATCCTGGATTGCTGCATCGCCTTCGTCTACGATTGCGAAGTTGCCCATCTCTGTAAGGCTTGATAACTTCTCGCCGAACTTGTCAGACTTTGATACATTGTATATAGCTGATACAAGCTCGTCATCGTTGTTCTTTTCATTATCTGTGTCCTGCAGGAATGCACGGACGATCTGATCATTTACTTTCCAGAGGTCGTCATTGACGCCGCTGTTCTTTGCAAATACAAGTGCCATTGTGATACCTCCTATTAGAACTTAACTACTACTGCAGAACCTGAAGCAGTTCCTGCTGCTGATATAACTTCTGCTACGCCGTTGGTTGTTACAGTAGTAACTTCCTTTGCGCTTGCCATTGTTACCTTTGAACCAACTGCAAGAGTGCCTGACCCTGTAAGAGTTGTTTCATATTCCTGATCGCCGTTAACCTGGTATACAGAGAGCGTGTCAAGTCCAAGACCACCCTGTGCTGCAATGTATTCGGGTTTAACAGTTGAACCTGCGAGTGCAAGTTTTCCTTCTGTAACTACAAGTGCGTCACCTATTGCATAGGTAACTGCGGTATTGGCTGCTACCTGCTTGATAGTAGGTGCAACACCAGAATTGTTTGCTCTGATAAAACCAAACATTTTTCTACCTCCTATGAATTGATTGCTTTGTTGTACTTTTTGCGTAATTCGGCTGCGCTTGCATCGGGGAATGCCCTCTGCCATTGAGCCAATTCATCTACCGGTATCTCCGCCTCACCGGACTCAACAGTAGCGATGCTATCTGTCTGATTGAGGTGTGATGTACCGTTTAAGGTGTTCAATGCAGCCTGCTTGCCACTAGCTAACTTGCCCGACATAATGTCATCAAAATGTCTTAACTTGTAAGCATCTGCCAGAGTTATTCCGTTGTTCTGAACTAACGAAACCATCTCGCCAAAGTCGGGTAGATCCCTTACATCCTCAATGGATTTAAGGCTAGGATTTAACTTGGATATGGCTTTCATATCTTCCGCTAAAAGATTCTCAACCTGACTCTGTTGTGCGGCCTGCATGACCATCTGTGCCTGCTGAACTACAGGATTGTTTTCTACCTGGCGGTTAACCATCTCCTCGAATACGGAAGGGTCTATTCCCTTCTCACGAAGATCCGCATCTCGCCTTAACTTCTCCTGTGCGTCTAAAGCCTCGAAATAGTCTCTCTGATTGCGGATAGGCTGATGAGTTATGGGATTTTCATAATCCTTAAAGCGTTTTGCAAACTCTGCGTCCATTGCCTGCTGACGCTGATAAAACTCTGCTTCTGCCTTCCTACGTGCCGCCGCATACTTTGCGTTCTCTTCGGCTGACTGAACATTGGAATCTTCCGATTCCTGCGAAGTGCTCTCAACTTCTTCAGTAGTTGACGACTCTACCTCATTCGTCTCGATCGGTTCGGCGACTTCCGATGCGTTTGCGCCTTCACCCTCCTCTCCAAAGAACTGAAGATCAAGGTCTAATAAGTTGTTTTTCATTTTTTTCTCCTTTAGTTTTTGCGCTAACAAGCGAATTTATTGCATTAAAAAAGCACCCTATGGTGCTCATTACTGCCGTTCTACTTCATTGCGGATGGTCTTTATTACCTTTCCGTAGTTAGAACATCTGTTATTCCTGCAGGAGTATTCCTGCTCGATGTATGTTTTATTATCCGAGGATTCCTTGTAACTCGTTCGGGATATCTGCGCCAGGATTTGGCATTTCGGACATAGCATTCTGCATTCCTTTCTGCTCATCTATACGAGCCTGTAAATCATCCTTAACTGTCTTTGCACTTGGGAATCCGTCCTTCTCTAACATCTTCCAATAAAGAAGTGATGTCTGTAAGTCTCCGACCGGCCCGAATGCACCACTCTGTAACTTCATATCTGCCTGTTGCCACAGAGCTTCACGGTTCATCATGATGGTAGATGTCGGGTCAACATCGAACTTAAACTCATCGTTCCAATAATATTCACCCGATTCATCTCTCTTAAGGAACATATATCTGTCGAATGACTGATATTCGGTCGAACCGTCAGACCTTTCACCGCTAATAGGCATAGGAGTATCAGAGTATGCCAAAGCAAACTTGAACATCATCTCATATAACTCTGAATATGCCTCATTCTTCATTACACGCTTTGACTCTAATCGTCCTGCGGCCTGATTGATTGAGAACTGTTTAGCAGAACCGGAACGAGCAGATGCATCGTACTTACCCTGATAAGCATCTGTGATACCCAAAGCAGACTGTGCATAAGAGTAATTCTGATTAAGCATGGTCAAATCCTGTGATATGTCTGCCTGTGTAGTGGCAACGCCTATCATATTGAAGTTTGACTGATCGCATCGAACTATCTTGTATTCCTTATCTGTGGTTTCTATCTCCATATTCTTTGCAAGTTTGAATACAGAGCCACCCATAAGGATCTTTTCCTGTATCTTTGAGCCGAACTTTGTAACCGCATCCTGCTGATCCTGAATGACATCAACATCAGAACCGCCGAGTAACTTGTTGTACTTGGATACGTTCTTTCTTAATACAAGGGGCATTACATTCGGCTTATAATATGGAATTTTGGTATTCTTTGTTTCCGTTGTCATGAACGGGATACCATTCTCATCCATAGCCGGAGCACCATTCAAATCAAGAATTGGTACTTCTTCCTCATAAGTTGCAGGGATTATTTCGCCAAAAGTGATAATATCTTCGGTGATTGTTTCATAGTCCTGCGTCTCTTCCTTGAACTTTTTAGATCCGCATTCGCATTGATCTCCCGTTTTAGGCTTGCCACATTTAGCACATACCATCAGTTTTCTCTTCTGATAGTCCTCTAAATCCTCTAAAACGTAGTCATCGCACCAAATAAATAAGCCTATGCCGCCGTCTTTGTTGCGGTAGTAGGCTTGATTTACGGTTGCTATATCGTCAAGATGGTTTGTGGATTGACCTTCCATGTAATTTGTGTCCACAGAAGCAGCTTCTACATCCACTCCGTACTTCTTTTTAATGAACTGCTTGCTCATATTGTACTGAATGAAGATGTAATCCATCTTTTCAAGTTCTAAAACACCAGGTTGAGGGATGACCTGACGGGGATGACGTAAAGAAATTGCAATATCACCGTGAGTTGTGTGGGTATTTTTAGAAGAATCCCACTCTACATGGAAGAAATCACCGCCCTGTATGAATGTTGTACGTTCATCCTGGTCATTTAGCCGTTCTGCATGGAGCTTAAGCATCTCATTAGTAAGAAATGCCTCGATTACCTTTGCTGCAGCCTCGTCTTCTTCGTGAATAGGTATTACTCTCGGTGAAGGAACTGAAGAATCGACCTGTGATTCGATCAATTCATAAGTAATATTACGAACATTGACCGCTAATTTGGTCGAGTTTTTGCCGGAATTGGGATTTCCCTGTACTTCTCTAGTGCCATTATACAAGTCATTCCGTCTTTCTATGGCGGACAGGTCACTCTGATACGCCATGCGAGCCTTTTCTAACTTCGATTTCCACTTATTCAGCTTTTTTGCCTGTTCCGGATTAGTAATATCGTTCACTACTTTGTCCATAATCTTCTTAAACCTCATCTTGGTTCTCCCCAACGCTCAATTAAGAGTCGTTTATCGGACTCATTTGCGTTATTGTAGTCCTCCCACATATCATCAGTCCACTTCTTTTGTGCCTTATTTGATACAACATCGGCAGGAAGTGTCCAATACACGCAGAAATACCTTAATCCATCGACTGCGTGTGTCAGATTATGTGGTTTTTTGGCATATACATTGGGTTTTTTCTCGTCTTTCTGTATCTTCGTAATGGAATCGTACAGATTTGGAGCACAATCATTAAGAATAGTCAAGCGAGATTGCTTGTCTTCCTCATGAAATACCCATTCTTTCATTCTCATGCACCCGTTAAAGAGGTTGTTATCCACTTTAACAAGGGTAACTCCGTGTTCATAGAACACATCTGCGGTGGATTTTCCTGTTGTGGCCTGCCTGTTCCATAGATCAGGTGGTGCTAAAAACAGTTCTATCTGCTCTCCGCTTGACAAATCCCGTATAATGTCTGCTGCTTGCATGGCATTAAGGTTGGATTCGTAATATTCTCTATATATCTGTGCATGATATTGGTTATCAATCTGTATCCAATAACACGCAAACATATCAAATCCATAGTCAAAGGCTACATACTTCCTTGTGACACCCTTTAATTCCTCTTTAGTCATGATGGATTTTCGGTTGACTTCAGGGAAATATGCTCCGCCTGCTACAGATAAGGCTTCTTCTATGGTAGCCGGATACTCTTGGGTGATATCTCCGCCCATTTCAATACGAGTAGCTTCGTACCATGCTTCATCTCGTCTGGGATCTGCGTACCAGGGAATGAAGATTTTATTGAACTTGTTATCCTTATCAGTAAACTTGCTCTCAAATAATGAGCCTCTTACGTTGGTTGATAATCCAATGAACTTACCGCCCGTAGGTCTGTTTACAACAGGATATGCTGAAGCCCATATATCATCTGCCCATTGCTGATATGCCCACTCGTCAAATATCAGTAGGTCTGCGGTAAATGATCGTACAGATCCAGGTGCTGAAGGGAATGCCTTAAACTCCGATACCGGTGCATTCTCATGGTATACGGTTAAGGACATTGCGTTTTTTTCGTATGTAATGCCCTTCCATCCTTTAGCATCTTTCTTATTCCGTATTAAAGACGGCATATTGGAGAACTCGACCTCTAATCTGCGGACAAGTTCCTTTGCCTCATCCTCTGTTCGGGATAGTCCTATGACGGTTCGCCCTGAACGTAATAAAAGCACCCAACTTGCATAGCTGATAACTAGCCATGTGAATCCAAGTTGTCGTGCTTTTAGGATGATGTTCTGCCGATTATTATGTATTGACAAGAGTGCTTCTTCCTGCATAGGCCACATATCAAATGGCTGATACGTTTCATCTGCATCTTTGTCCTCAAATACACAATGATTCCGAACGTAATATGCTACGTCTCTTCGGCAATGTTCGTATTCAATGTCTCTTAATAGGTGCATCAACCCTATCCGGTCAAGGGACTCAATATCATGGTTCGTTATCCCTCTCCCTTTTAGGTACTCTCTTACCCATCCTTCCATCTACATCTTCTCTCTCATTTACCCGTTTTGCCTTTTTTATATAAAATTTGCGAGGGGGTATATATAGGGGGTGGACTCCAGGCTTGGGCGCATGGGGGTGTGCCCCCTACAATTCCGGCTGCCATGGCGATCCCTTCATTATATATGCATACGGTTTGCGGTGTGTGTGTTTGTCCTCGATAAAAAAGAAAAAGAAAAAATAATTCCGTAACCAATCGGGTATAACTATTCGCAAAAGTTTAGTTTAGTGAATAGTTGTGATTCCATATAATCCGCACCGTTGACACATTCCTATATAATCGGCTTGAGCTCTGGCCTTAATTGGTTTACATAAGTTATGATATCAGAGCTTGCCGTGCCTGTTCAATCAATTCTTTATCAGAGTCTGATATAATCTCTTGGACTATTTCAGTTTTGGGCTGCTCTCCTATTGTGTCTCTAATAATCTGGAGACTTTTTGTGTCGCCGTTTATAGCTTCCCTTAAAGCCGCCGCAACGATTGCCGACAATACAGAGCTTTCCCCGTTCATCAGTTCAAGATCAGCACCGAGTTCTTTTAGTTTCTTTTCGGATAACTCGATTTTTAAGGCGTTTTCTAGGGTCTCCCGCATAGTCTTACGTTCTCTGTATCTTTCCCCACTTTTTATACCGCCTTTTCTTCCAAGTTCTATCCGTTCTTCTTTCGTTCTGTCGGCTAGACTAACTAGGTTTTTTTTACTGTTAGGATTTTGACCCCTACCATATTTAACAGTATTACCAGGTGTGTTGATCTGCATATCATCCGGCTGCTTATTCTGTTCTATGTTGTTGCGTTCTGTTCTAGTCTCCATATGTACCCCTTGTGTATTGGTTTATGTTTCTACAATATAAAAAGCCGTGGGATATATAGCCCTACGACTTTTAACAATATCATAATAACACCGCCCGCCGTTCCTTTATAGGACATTCGGGTAAAATGTGGGTAAAAATATGCCACGCTATCATTATATAGGAAGAAACTCAAGACGGTTGGTAAAACTGCACAATCGCTAGCGTGTTATTTTGTGCAACATTACCTATTTACAGGCACTCGCTAGCGTGTTATATTATAATCACAAACAGAGATAAGCAACGCCACCGAGTACATTCGGCAAAGGTTGAACCAATCAAAACCGAATAGGAAAAGAAGAGAGCGGATCTCAAGCACACAACAAACCATATTCAAATAGGAGGTCATAACAATGGCAAACACAAATCAGGTATCAATCAGTAAAGGCAATAGCAAGATGGGATCTATTCCGAGCGTATCGCTCCCACCCGTTAAGTGCTGCCCAAATTGTAAGAGTTGTTGTAAGGATTGTTACGCACTCAAGTTAACCAGGATTTACAAGACATTCAGAGAGAGCTTAGAGAGAAACTACAACATATTAAGAGATGACCCCGTGAGTTATTTCGAGCAGGTCAAGACGGCAGCCCGTTTATCAAGGTTCTTTAGATGGCACATTTCAGGCGACATCATCAGCACAAACTACCTTGATAATATGGTAAAGATGGCAAGGGAGCTCAAGGGTACACAGTTCCTTGCATTCACAAAGTCATATGAGATAGTAAACGAATATTTCGAGCACCACCGCAAGCCGTCAAACCTTCAGGTTATATTCTCATTACCTTTTGACGGGGAAACAATCGACAATCCGCACAACCTACCCACGGCGGCCGTGATCTTTAAGGGACAGGAGCTCGACCCTACATATAAAGTATGTGGCGGAAACTGTACCGAGTGTGCAGGTCAAGGCGTAGGGTGTTGGAATCTTAAGAAAGGAGAAACAGTAGCATTCTACAAGCACTAACAACAAGGGGAACGGGCAACCCCTAAACCCGTAAGCAACCACAAACACACAAAGAAAAGGAGATCAGACAATGAACATCAACGAAATTATGGCAAACCTGGCACAGTATCAGAGAATAGCGGACGAGACCGCACAGATAATTGACGGACTCAAGGACGAGCTCAAGGGCTATATGGTTCAGAACGGACTCGACACCTTGACCGGTGACGAACACAAAGCAACCTATAAAATGGTCGAGAGCTCGAGAGTCGACACGAGGGCATTAAAGAAGGAACTGCCTGAAATCGCTGACAGATACACGACAACATCACAGACTATGAGATTCACTTTCGCATAAGATCACGAGCTGCCCTATCGGCTACACGGGGAGAAAGGATGCAAGATGAGCGACAACATAAACAAGGTACACAAGATTGTATACGATGACAAGACCGGCACGATTGCTTTCATAATACAGACCGACGGAGACCAGGACTTTTGGTGTTGGTACGTAAACGAGGATACAGTACGCAACTACTACAGAGACAAGGGCGACAAGCTCGCATACTACAATACAGAGACCGCGACACTCTCAAAAGAACAAGCCGAGAGATTCTGTAACGACATAGACAACACGGACAAGGGCGTGAGCGTGGCAAGTTTCGACACGATAGACAAGGCAATAGAGGACGCGATGAGGTGATTATATGAACGAGACACAGAGACGAGCAAAGAAAGTAGCGACACAGTACCTATTGGACAGAGCACAAGCAAAGAAGAGGAGAACAAGGCGATGACAGATGCATACAAGGACATAGCGACAAAGATATACGAGGACATCATAGACCCCTGGGAGAGAGATCCCGAGACAACTATAGAGGATATGGCAAGGAATATAGAGGACAACCCTATTCCGGTTATCCAGTACCTACTAAACATTATCGAGGACTTGAGGGCATAACAATGAGAACATATATAGAGCTTAACGACAAGGACAAAGCGCAACATATATTCGAGGCATTACTACAAGACAAGGAAACAAGGCAACCCCTACTACTCGAGATATTTATAGGGGACAAGTCCTACGGATTCACACTAGCATACAATACAAAGGAGATCACAAGATGAGAAAAGCAATCATAACAATACTACTGGCATTCATAGCATACACGGCTGCTTTCAGGACAGAACTTGACAAGGGCGTATGCCTTAATAATCAAGGCGATGGCAAACTGTACAACGGCGAGCCATACTACAACTACATAAGCTACGCAAGCACAGATGCAAAAGCCGGCGACAAGGTATTGACAGTATTTATACTTAACCCACTAAACAACTATTGCGATGACTACATTTATAGGCACGATTGGATAATAGAAAGGAGCTAATATGACAAACATAGCAGTATACGATGACACGGCGAACAAACTTGAAGAGGCAGCCGACAGGAACAACACAACGGTAGCAGAGATAATTGACCTGCTTATGGAATATCTTGAGGATATCGAATAGGACAATGGACAATCACACGATATCGTGATAGAATCAGGGCAAAGGAGATGCTTATGAACAAGATTGATTACTTAACAACAGAGTCATACGATGCCGGCGATGATTTCGTAGTGGACATAGTGACTAACAATCAAGCGGATCTTCGGGAAGTATGGCTGCACCACAAAGAATATGGCATCAAGATGTTTGTTTATGGCTTTGCTGAAGGTCAGGATTGGACACTTGAGGTCACAGAAAAGACAATAAATGACTTTAAGAAGGTATATATAGACAAATACATAGACGAGGTAATGTGAAATGGCACAGACACTGGCTCACAAACAAGCTACGCAAAGGTATGAAACAAAAGCATACGATAAAGTACTAATTAGAATCCGTAAGGATGGTGACCGGACAAGGAAGGATATACAGAAAGCAGCCGATGCAAAGGGCGAGAGCTTAAATCAGTATATACTTAACGCCATTGATATGAGAATGGCATCAGATAATTGACAAATCACGCAAACAAACGCTATAATATATGCATCCTTTTTTGTGGTAAAAAGGTTTGTGTGTGGAAGAACCCCCTGCTTAATTGCAAGGGGTTTTTCTTTATAGCTGCATATTCTTAATCGTCCGCCTGATAATCTTATATATGTTCTCGCAATCCTTATCAAGCTCATAGGATATCATATTAACAGAGCATCCGTGGACATATCGCAACTCGATTATTTCTCTCCGGCGTGAGTCCTTAATCCGATTAACGGCATCCTGAACTTGAACCTTGTTAAATTCAGCTTCTTCAATCTCTTCGATCAACTGGTTTTCAATATCTGCGATCCGCAGGGCGCAATCTTCTATCTTGTTTCCGCTATTGCTCGACCTTATAGGAATGTCTCGGAGCTTCTGTGTTATGTTGGTTGCTATGGTCTGCCACTCTTCAAGCTCCCTTTGGAGTCCTTTTATCCGGCGGACAGATGATATATAACTCTCCAAAAAACGCTTTTTCTCATTGTATGTCATTGCTACCCCCTAACTTCTCAATCTTGATTGACAGATAATATGCTTTTCCGTTGCGTTTCCATTCAGACTTCATACCTGCCGTTCCTTTAGGACACCACTTGTCTATATAGCGAACAACATAGTTTATGAACAGTTTTCGCGCCCGTTTCTCTGCTTCTAGGTATTCTTTATTGATTTTACCTACTATCATTCCCATATCTCCTTCATCTTCAACAACGCCCACATATTTATGCAAGTATGGGCGATAAGGAACATTGTGATTATTATTAGCAATATTAGTTCTGTATTCATTCCTGCTCTCCTTCCTTGTATTCGGGTATCGGTAGCCACGCTAACACCATAAAAGGCGGTATTCTGATTATGTTTCCGTACCACGCCCACCCGTCTTTGTAGTGTTCATAAGTCAAACTATCCTCGGATAGAGTGTAATAATCCCGTTCGATTATCCCGTAGTAATACTCGTTATCCTCTTTGATTACTCCGAGAACCTTTGCGTGCATATCGGGTAGCCTGTCCTTTGTGTTTATCCATTCACCTGTCATCGCTATCTCCTATTCTCTTAAACTCCTTAATATCTGCTATCGCTATATATCCAACGACTTCTGATTCTTCTATGCACTCGTCCCAATCATTTTCCCAAATAAACATCGTCGGTTGTTCGACATTCACTAATAAGATTTCATTGAGATATGTGTAGTCCTTATCGCCGATATACTTAATCTTAATCCGAACGATGTAGTCCTCTATTCTAGGCAGGGATTCAAGGTATTCTAAAAAATCATCAACGCCCATACGCATATTCTCCTAAATGCTTTAATCCTAGTGTGGTATCAAGGTATATCTTGTAGCCTTTCTTCCTTGCCCGATAAAAGAATGAGAAGTCCTCGCCCATATTCCCGAATGGCTGAAACGGATTATCACAATCCTTGTAAACGGCTCTCAATACTTCGTGTCGTATCAGGCAAAATCCCATTCCTGCACCTTCGACTTCCATAAAGGGTTCTATCTCGGTTATCGGGTCGCCTATCGGGTTCTTCCTAAATAGTGTTTTCGGTGCTACCCTTTTGTATGCTACGGGTGTACTCGGACTACTCCTGCTCCAATACAGACCCGAAACAATAGGCTTTTTGTGGCTTAATAACCGTGTAAATGCTTCGGGCGTAAACTCTATATCAGAGTCGATAAACAATAGGTCGCATCCGTTATTGTGCGCATCCATAGCCAAATCATTACGGGCATTGTATACAAGGCTATTAGCGGTCGTCATAATCTTAAGTTCGTCTCCGTATTCACGGACTACCTTTACTACACTTGCGAATACTTTGATCGGTATCGTTCCCATTGTCGGGATGCCTATTAGTATCATTCCTGCTCTCCCTTCTCATACAGAATATGTGCTTCTCTCATTTTTCCAATAAGCCAATCAAAGTCTTCTCGGTTTATCTCTTGATAATCGTCACAATCACAATATACTGTTGTCATTTCTTTTCCCTCTCCTTCTTTTCCTTCAACGCCTGCACCGCCATATCGTAGGCTTCACATTTATCCCATGAGTCTACTGATCTAGGTTGCTTCGGTTTCTCGGTCTTAAAATATAAGATTGCGTCATCAATCGTTGCTATCATTCTGTGTTCTCCTAAAAAAGTCCATTGCTTCTTCTGCGTTCATGCCTTCCTGCTTCTGCTCCCTGTCCTTAAACGGATTATTGTAGTGTGACAGGAAACGTGTATGAAACGGCGGTTGCGGATAACGTGCTTTTGCTTTCTCGGTCAGAAGTTCGGACTTTGACATCATGTAGTATGCACCTTGTTTTGCTTTTATAGGTTGGTCTTTAAGCATCCGCATCTCCCTTCGTGTACTCATCAAGCATCAATTAACCTCATTCCTTATCCTCACTTTCTGCCTTGATATATGCGTTAAAGTCGTTTCTATCCATAAGGCAACCGCAAGACGGACAATAATTACTTGCGGTATCATGTATCTCTCCGCACTCTGAACATTGAGCATATATAAATCTTCCGTCGGGTTTAGGCAACCATTCTCCACTTATTTCTTCAAGATAATCATTGAATATGCTCATAGCCTCGTACATTGTGATAGTCTGCTTAACCTTATCGGATTTCTCGTACATTCTGTCTCTGAATCGGTCTATTGCTTTGCTTTTTTGTAATACTCTTATTAACATTCCTTATCCTCACTTTCTGCTTTACAAATCACATAAGATTGCAACAACTGTATATTCTGTGCAATACTATCCCTAATAGATTGAAATACACACGCATCTATATGTTGATTGTTATTGCATAACCTTTCAAATTCTGCCCCTGCGTATATTCTTGCCGTATTTAAATAATCAAACAAGGCTTTAATATCATAAGCGTTATCGTATGTTTCCATATCAGTCCTCACTTTCCTTTTCGTCAGCCCAATAACAATTCATATCCTTTTCTGCATCCTCTTGGCTTATCCGCACTGTCCTGCATTTGTGATTTTTACTGTCGCAAAAATGCGTGTCTGCTATATATGAATGGTATTTACAATTCTCACAAGTCATTCCTCATCTTCACCTTTCTCAAACAATGTTTGCATTATACAATCGGGATATGTAGTATTATCCTTATTTAGTCCACTTTCCATTATGTGTTTATCAATGATATTCATAATATCGTACTTACAATCGAGTTCTCCTAACCTAGTCCATATCTCTGACTTCATATCACCTATTATGTCTTGTAACATCTTTCTGTATTCATCTGCAAAGAGCATTTTTAACAGTTCCCTAAAGAAGTATGCCTTTTCTTCTTCGGGTATGTTTTCTTTATTCTGTTCAAGACATTCATATAATTCTGCTGTTGTCATTCATCTTCTCCATTCGTGTACTTGTCAATAATAGCCATAATATCGGGTATGCAATCTAATAATCCCGATCGCAATTTTATCTCTTGTTTCATTTTGTCTGTCTTATCCAAAGCGGTTAGTGCCTTGATTGCCACTTTCATTGCTTCTACTTGTTTTTCGCTTATTGCGAACGCTTCGATTTTTAAGCACTCATTTATTGCTTCTTGATTAGTCATTCCTTATCCTCACTTTCCTGTGGCTCAATCATCTTCGCACCACAATGACTAAATGGATAGTCAGATAATGTTTCATCTTTTTCAAGTTTTGATATTTCACTTTTCTTATAAAGTCTTATTACTTCCCCACATTCAGAACATTTATATCTTGACGATTCTTTGTCTATCAATATCCAATGCCCTGTCTTTGGCTCATAACATTCTTTAACCTCTACTGCATGGACACATTCTCTCAATTTGCATATCTCTACGCTATCATCAGAATGTATGCAGTCATTGCATGACTCATAATCTTCATTCGTTTTAACACTTATCTGCATTACTTCTGCTCCTTCCTGACGGACTCCGCATAGTTCTTGACTATCTGATGCTCAAAGCAATCTTCGGGAAACGGCTTATTATGCGCTCTTGCGTACTTGTCAACGTACTCCTTAAACTTCTTGTTGGTGTTATATAAATCAAACAGTTCCATCTTTGTCATATTATTTCCTTTCTGTAATACCCCGTGAAACGTGGTTTTTTGACCGTGAAACGTACCTTTATTATTATTCTTGATAATATTATCATCTTCGATATTAAAACTCGTTTAAGGGGCATTAACTCCTTTCTGCCAACTACCCGTGTGCAGAGTAGTTAGGTGGGTAGTCGGCGGTAGCATGGCCTATCGTTCTTCGTGATATACAATTCCTTGCATGAACAATAGCCTATTAGTGTCTATCTTCTTCCTCTTCGGGAATAAAGACCTCTCTTGTGGTGAACCGATATCCACACCACTTACATTCTCTCCTGCGCTTGATAACCTTTCCGTTATCCGCAGGACGGGAGTTCGTTACCTTAAAGTCATTCTCGACATAGCAATTAGGACATTTCATAGTATTCTCCCTTCGGTGGTCTGCCCTTTGGTAAATACATCTGCTCGATCGTTCTCCACTTGTAGCCACAACTCATACACATCTTCCACCTGTGTCTGAATCCGTCCTTTGACCTGCTATCTGTTGTGGTGAAGTTCATCTTGCCACAGTTGTAACAATAGTCAGACGCATATCTTCCTTTTGGTGGGCGTATTGCTTCCGAGTAAGGCACGTATTTCTTTCCGTCTATCCTTACATCCATCATGTTCCCCCTTTCAGCAGCTTTGTTTCCAAGTCTGCAAAGTCATATTGATTAGTCTGCATATTATGCATCATGGTCTTCGGCTTGCTTTCCTGCTTATCTCTTTTCTCCCATGTCCGGACGGCGGCTTTCCAATCCTTCATTTTGTTTTTGCCAATCATCCATCCCTTTGATTCATAAAAGTCAATAAAAGATTGAGCATCAATTCCGTTGTTACGATCAGAACAATATGCTTTTACCTCATCAACCGAAGGTGGTTTGAAATTTGCCCCTTTATTATTATTATTATTATTTATTATGTTATTTATGTTATTGTATGTGGGTCGACCGTTCGGCACTTGTTGGGTCGACCGTTCGGAAGTCTTTGGGTCATTTGTTGTGTCAGGCGTTCGCCCCTCACCTTGATAAAACTCATAGTTTACAATGGTTAGAGTTGTGCCGTGTGCGTTACCCTGCGCTACTACCATTTCGTCACTTTCTAACAGAGAAATGAACCGCCTAACTTTTTTTTCGCTCCATTGCCACCTTCTTGCCATCTCCTGAACGCTTGTATGAAGTTGTCCACTATGGATCGTGACTAATTCCTTACCAATATGTTTCTTATAGTCATCGTGAGTGGCACTTAACAGGATATCTACCCACGCCTGACCTTTTGAATAGGGTTCATCATTCCATATCCAACATTTCTGTATCTTCCTGTGTATGCTTATCCATCCCTTTGTCATCTTCTTCCTCCGGAAATCTTATTTTTGTAACCGCTATAGGGAACTCTTCTATTTCACTCGCCCATACTGGCTTGCATCCGGCTCTGCTAAAGACTAGCGGAAAGCCACCGATGCCATCGAAGAGTGATGCCATTGATGTTTCCTCTGCTCCGTCTTCCTTTAGCTGCTTGACTATTCTCTCTGCAAGCCACGCCCAAAAGGGTAATCCAATACTATTTCCGAGTGCTTTATATCTCGGTGAGTCTGCATTCTTGTGAAGTTTTCCTTTGCTATCTACCCACTCGCCTATGTCTGTCCATCCTTTGCCATCGACCTCTGGAAAACCTTGCAATCTTTCGCATTCCAAAGGTGTTAATCTTCTTACTACTGTTTCCATATCGTCCTCCAGTACATACGGCATATTGTTCCCACCGCCCCCCCATCCGGCGGCTGCGGTTACGCAGACATCTCCTAGTTCTGTCATTCGTGTATCTTGCCGATGCCAATCATAAACTTTCTTCATATTCTTAACCTGTGTTATCAGGGTGGGAGTTCTTGTTTCGCCATTGTCGAACACATTTAATGTGTCATTGATATTTGTTTCTTCCCACCCTTGAGCCATCTCTATGCTATGGGGATGTGATGTTTTGCGGAATGTCATTACGGCTAAACCATCCTGTGTAGTTCCTACGGGTGTGGTCATACTGCTCACTAATGTCTTTGATATTGAATCTCCCATTAAGTTGCACCCCCCCCCTACTCAATCCGCTGTATAACACATTTTCCTTCGTTGACATATTGGTTGCCTACTCCTTTGTAATCTCTTGCACATAAACTTCCGACTGTCTCGCTAGTACCCCCCCCGGTCCCCGTGAAACTAGTGTTTGTGCGGTTTCTTCCTCAACGCTGAAGTCATACTTGGCATTTTTGCCTTGATTAAAAGAGGCTCGGTCAAGTCCATAGCACACGGCAGGTTCGCCATAATGTGTGGTTGCCAAAGTTGGTGCTTTGTCGTCAAGTACATCACAGGATGATTTACCCGCTCCTTGGTCTACTGCATAGGTTGTAACCATTGGCACATATCCACCACCCATCCCCATAGATGCGGGTAATGCGGTTGATATTCCGTCTGTCTGTACAGTTGCGTGGTTCTGATTGCTTTCAAGTAAGATCGGTTCGGATGGTCTATCAACCACATTGTGGGTTATTACCGCATTAAAGTTGTCTTTGTCAGGCATCCTTTGCTCACCACCTGCATTGTTAGCGGTAAGAGTGGGGGATGTTTGTTTTCCGTCCCAAGAACATCCTTGAACAACATACATCCCGTTCATAGCCTCTTGCGTTCCTAGTTTGTTATATCCTGATGCCATCAATGAATCCGTTGTTTCTGGGTAAGTGCTTTGTGCTACAATCGTTATTTCACGACCTTGCCTAAAACCGACTCCTTTGTAATAACTAGCGTCAAGTGTTCCTGCTATTTCTCCGTCTGATGTTTGCATCACATACGACTCTCCGCCACCGCCACGGCATTCACCGCTATAAAGAGCTTCTGCTATGCCATCTTGGGGTTGAATATGTTTGCTCTGAACATCCCAACCATTAAGACATTGAATAAGAGTCTGATCTTGACTAACTCCTAGTGTTCCGCTCTTCTCGGTCTGAACTAAAGCTCCTTTACCTGCGGACTTTCCGTTGCTATCTCGTTCACACCCCCCCCTAATCTTGAGGGTGTAGGCGTTATTTGGTTCTGCAATGCCTGTTCCAGTATCTCCGGCAACTTCTTTCCTCGCCTGTTCGCTCTGTTCAATATTCCCTGACAGGCTTTCGCTGATAGTTGATACTTGGGATTCGGATTCGTTTCCAGTATCTGTGATAGTTTGCTCGGTATCTCCGTCAGAGGTTTCTCTCCGCAATTCAAAGAGTATTTTTCCTGCGGAGTGTCCGTTGAAGTCAGCGAGTAAACATATGCGCTTTCTGCGTTGTGGACATCCGAAATACTGGAGATCATGTAAACGCCAAGCGATTGAATATCCGTCGCCCAATATGAGTCCTGATTGTGACCACTTTCCCTCAAGTCTAGGAATAACGGCATTTTCGTCTGCAATTTTTGCCGTTTCTTCGAGGACGCATCTAAAGTCTTCTCCTTTATTTGAACTGAATGCTCCAGGGACATTTTCCCAAACCATATATCTTGGTCGAATAGGCTCATCTGCCCCTCGCAAACGTAGTTGTCTAGCACACTCATCTCTCATCTCCTTAATAACTCTTATCTGTTCCATAAAGAGTCCTGATCGTTCTCCTGCAAGACCCTCTCTCTTTCCTGCTACACTTAAATCTTGGCAAGGGCTGCCACCGGTTATCACATCGACTAACGGTACTTCAGCTCCTTTAATCTCTAATATGTTTCCGTAGTGTTTCATGCATCCCCCCTTATCTGATAACAAGTCACATTCTTGCCTGTATACATATCCAACTTCCTGCCAACGGGTTCAACAGTACCGTCCTTGCACATTTCGGTAAGTCGAGGTGCGGTTGCATTACGATCAAGTCTTGATATCTTTCCATTGAAGAATAGTTTGTATGCTATCTCCCATGCGGTCATAGGCTCTTTGTTGTGGCTCATAATCATCAGGATATCCTTCCTGCGTTTCTGCTTATCTACTTTCTCATGTGCTTCTGCCCTACATTCGAGGGTTGTATTTTCTCCATATTCTCTTGGTATCATGCTTATTCCTCTCTAATCTCAACCTTGATATACGGCTCTTTGGTATAGACAAATTGGCTTTGAGTCGGGAGTAGATAATCAGGACTGTCATCCTTAATCACTCCCGATTTAACAAGGGCATCGTTTATGATTTTCATTCCACCGCCTGTGATATTGTCAAAGTCACGTTTGATGCCTTTGTTCTTCTCGCCCCATAGGATGTAGAGTCTGACTCTTGTAGTCGCCTTGTATCCTTTTAAGTCTTTGCGGATCGCAGATATCACGGCTCTTTCCATTGAGGTCTTCAATCTCCAATATGCTTTGGGATGCTTTGTTGCTTCCGCTATTACATCATTAAGACTAGGCAAGCAGTTCTCTTTCCAATGAGTGCCCTTTATTGTGAAACTATGTATAACTTTTTCCGTATCTTTTCCGGAAGTCTTCTCTGTCTCCATACTTTCCTTCCCATGCTATCTGCCCTAAAACTCTTCCCAACATCAAAGTCCTTGCGTCATTGTGGATAAACATATGGCACTCACGGCAAACAGGGATTATCAGTTTATCTTCATCTGCTAAATGCCTGTCCTTGCCTAGTAGTAAATGATGTTGGTCTGTTGTTGGTCTTCCGCATAATAAGCAGGAAGCCGTATATTTCGTGATGATTGAATCCATTTCTATTCCTCAAAGATCAATTCGTTATAATGGATAGGTTTAACTATCTTCTTTGTTGCTTTGCAGTAGTCGCACCTTTCGCATCTTGTAGGCTCATATTCTCCATCCCTTATAGCCAAGTAACTCGGCATATTCATTTCAATTTCGTTGAGCGCATTATCAAGATCCGACTGTGGTATACCTATCAGTTCTATCTCCGGATTGTCAGACTTTGAAACAACAGGGATAAGACAAGGTAGCTTTTCTCCTGTGTTTATCTCTACAATCTTCTGATAGAGTGCTAACTGTCCTGTGTAGAAGTAAGCCTCTACAAAAGACATATATCCTATATCCGGCAATCTCCATGCCCTGTGGATGTCGGCGCAGGTTTTTATATCTGATATGAAGTGTCCAGGATTGTATACATCCAACTTGCACTTCCACTCTGCACCTGCCCAATAGCCTGTAAATATCTTTTGTTTTTCGCCCTGTACGGCTGCCTGCCATAATTCATCCTGTAGGGTTCTTTCGATCATCTTCTCTGCCTGTTTGAAAGGTGCTTTCAGCTCTCCCTTCTGCGTAAAGCATTCAGGATTTTCTTTCTTAAACTTGTCCAAAGTACCTTCATAATAGGCATCAAAGAAACCACCTACTAACAAAGGAGTTGTCTTGCTATCCTCTTCCCATTCACCGTTGCGGATCGCAGTATATTTGGCTTCGCATCCACGAACAAACCCGTGACCAACACATTGCAGGTAATCGTGGAATGAGCAATACTTTTCAGACATCTCTCTGCTATAATAGTTATCTGCGGTCAGTTCCATTTACTCACCCCCTTGCAAGAAGTCGGGCAACTCCACATCTGCTTCTTCCTTCTCAATGACCGTTGCTTCCTGCACTACTTCCGGAGCTTGGTCAAAAGGATTAGGAACATCAACGCTCTTTGTCTTGGTAACAAAGTTCATATCCGACTCTTCTTCCCATGTATTCCGTGCATCGGAGTTCTCAAAGTCGAGTTCTACGGTCTTAAGGGCACGCCTGATAACGGTCTTCACCATCATCTGATCGAAACTCTTTTGCCATGCAGGACTGTTCTTTGAAGTGGCGTAGTTCTTACGAACATCCTGTACTTCCTCGGTGGACATTCTTGTGACTTCGATACCACCGTCTTCGTATTCTATGTAGCAGAAGCATCCGACTATATCCGCATTGCTAAACGGCTTCGGCTTGAAAGTGATACTTGCTCTGTTGTCTACGATGCTATAATCAAAAACATCGCCTTCTCTAACAACATCTGCGTGGATATCCTTTATCGGCCTGACGCTATATGCCTTTGCTACCTTCTGCATCCCTCGGTAGTCAATCTGAAACTGAACACTACTTCCGTAGGGGATAAGGTAAAACTCCTTGTTGGCGTAGTTAAGGTTAAGCATTGCCGCCTTAACAAGTCCCAACTGTAACTGTGCCTGATTGATCTTCTTTAATTCGGGTTTGTCATTCAAAACCGAAATTGCATTTTGTACGAACCTTTCCCTGTTAAAGTCTTTAGGCAGGGCATCTTCGATACTTATTAACTTGTCCGTCAACTGTGCGCTAAACGCCACCTGTACTTCGTTAGCCATATTCTTCTCCTTATAAGTCTTCTTCCTCTCGCATCTCATCGTTGGTCATTACCCTTGCGCAGTCATCGCAATAGTAGTCATGACCAATCTTTATTACCCTGTCCTCGTTCATGAGGCTTATTCCGCAGCTCTCACATACAGGAAACTTATTCTGATGCGCTTCGAGTTCTTCATAATATCTTTCCGCATCGAGTGCAGGATTATCGCTCCAACCTATCATTCGTCGTATTCAACCTCTACTTCCTTAATGACCTTTGTTATCTTCGGGATATCTTTTCCATCGCAGATATCCATTAACTTCTTTAGGAAGTCAATCTTTTCATCGTCCTTCCTTATATCTATCTTTGCCACAACATCGCCGTGAACATCATATTCACCAAACTTAAACAGGACTTTGCTACCGACCTCTACGTGTGACAACCACGGTGCTTGTGCCAAAAGTCTCCTGTCAAACTTTAGAACTTCTACTACTAACAGATCCATATATTCTCTTGAAGCCATTGACTTTATTCTCCTTTCGTGAAACAATTAGTAAATAGGTAATAACCTATATCTCCGAGGTTGCGTGTCTTGTGGTGAGTTCAACGCAACCTCATTGTGTCTTTCATAGCATTAACTATCTGTTCCTGATCCTGATATCTTGAATACAAATCCTGCCAAAGCATTTCCGCAGGCATCGCTCTTATGGCTACCCACTTCTGCTCTTCCGTGAGATTGTTCACAAGATTCACAAAGTCTTCGTATTCTTTCTGATTCATTACGGGTTGTATCTCTTTCATCTGCTCTCCTTTCTCACCCGACCGCATCAATCACTTGGATGTAAACTTTGCCTTGTGCGCCGTTGGTGTAAATTAAATCCATAAACTTCTGACAATCTTCCAATGTAGGCTTGTAAACATCAATCACTCTGCCCTGTTGGAAACCCTCTGTGCCTGTTCCCGTGTCGAGACATTCCCATATTCCCAACATTTCTCCGACTTCATCATTAGGAAGTCTTTGATATAGGATGATTGTCTTGCCTATGTAGTCTTTGCATCCACCGCAGATACCTTCTCTGACCTTATCTCCTGTGCAGGTCGTATCTGAATTTCCAATGTATGCCGTTGCGTATCCTTTGATCAGTGTTGGTTGGTCTTCAGCGTAGGAAGTAAAGCCTATCAAGCACGTTAGAATCAGAACGGTTATACCGCTTATAATTCTTGACATCATTGCTTATATCTCCTATCGCTATTAAGATTGACCCGACTATCACTAATATCAGGCTTACCGCAAGGGATTTGTTAAACCCATAGGACTCTGCCATGCCGCCAATCCCGACAAGCAAAATCGCAAATCCTGCTTTGTCCATTAGTTCCTCCATTCTCCAGGTGTCATTGAAAAGTAGGTAGCTATCTTTCCGGCAAGAAACCTTGATGGATTCCTGCTTGTATCTGTCCGGAAGTTATAGATGCTCTGTCTCTTGACTCCCAATGCATCTGCAAGGTCATCAATGGACATTCCCTGATCATTCATCCTTTTTTCCATGACCGCTATAAACTTTTCATGCTCCCGATGATTTAATTTGACTTCTCTCATATCATCATCAACTCCAAAACCTCTTCCTCTGTTGCGCCTACCATACGGAAAATGATTATCAGATCCTTGTAAGTGAACACATTGTTCATCAGCTTGTGATGCATACCGCCAGGTGTAACACCAAGTTCCTTTGCTAATGCGGTTTGACTTACCTTGCTCCTAAACATCATTCCCACTATCCGGCTGCCTATATCCTTTTCCATGTATTGAGGCTTTAATTCTTTGACTCTCGGCATATTCGCTCCTTGCTTTCGTAGTATCTGTAGATTGCTAAACCTACATCTGCCGCAGTTCTCGTTGTCTCTACCCATCTGAACAAATCTAGGTTCGGGTCTGTTGCTTCTCTTTGGATGGAAACAAACTCAAACAGTTCCTTGATTGAATCGTTACCGACCGACTCTAATGCTTCGTCAATTTTCCAAGACATTCCTGCTCCCTTCTGTGATTTTAGTTCACGCTTGAGGATAAAAAAATTTTGTCTCTGTCGGGTTTGTTAAGACGCAGAACAGTAGAAAGTCTAACGATTTCAGAAGCGGTAAACTCGCCTTTACCCTTTAATCTGTTATATAAAGTAGTGCGTTCCATACCGGCTTTCTTTGCAATAGCGGTCATTGTCATTCCTGTTTCTTCCATCTTCTCAACCAACAACTCGGTGTTCGTCATTACATAACCTCCTTTCGCAAGATATTGTGAACATCGTGTACCAAAACCACAACATAATGTGTGGTGATTGTTATTCACATTTCAAACTATATCATCAACGTGAATATCTGTCAACATATTTTTACAAAATTGTTGAATATTTTTCCCGTTTGCGATATATTAAGGTTAGAGAGGGCTTTTTGTATGTTGAAACTATATGAAAATATACGTGAGTTAAGAAAGAAAAATAAATGGACGCAGGATGAACTTGCACAAAGGATGGGATATACCGACAGGAGTACGATTGCAAAGATAGAGTCGGGTAAAGTTGATTTATCTCAAAGTAAGATTGTGGAGTTTGCCAAAGTGTTTGGCGTAGACCCTGGAGAATTGATGGGATGGGAGACAGAAGACGGGGTGTTGGATTATGTTGATCATTCCTATCTAGTGTCTCCCGAAAATAGTGAAGAAGTTAATAAAGCCATAGAATTATATGAACAATATAGCAAGGCTAGTCCGGAAGTTCGTTCTGCGGTGGAGCTTCTGTTATCACAGTTTCGATAAAGTCTTTCATTTCTTGACAGGTTTTAATGTATAATTCAATAAATTCTCTGATATCCATAGGCCACACTCCTTTCTTGATTTAAGTGTAGCAAAGGATATGAGCAAAAGGAAGTTACAGTTCTGAAACTAAAGTACCAATTTTGAAAGGGGATTTTTTCAAAAATGACAAATTGCAGAGACCTGATTCTAAAACTAAAGGAAGTAAACAACGAAAAGAAGTTATCTTACGCAGAGATTGAAGCAATCACCGAAAGGAATGGCGAGCATGTTTCAATGGCATCCATATCCAGAGTATTTGCAGATGGTTCTGAAAACGGTTCTTTCAGATATGAGGGAACGCTTAAACCTATCGCCAATGCAATATTGGACATAGACATTATTGAAGAAGACGATGATCTTGACACGCAAGGTCTAAAGATTATGCTCCAATACAAAGCAAAGAAGATAAAGGAACTTGAGGCCGAACTCGACCATGAAAAAGTCAAGCACCATGAGAAGATGGAAAAAGAAAGAGAACGCTTTCAAGAAAGGCTTGATTTCTTAACGGAACAGATAAGACTCAAAGACGAACGCATAACGCAACTATTGAAAAACAATGTGGCCTTAACAGAACACATATTGGATTGTCCATACAAAAAGAACTGTAAGGAATAAAGCCCGATGACGATTGAGAAGAGAGGAAACTCTTATCGAATCAGACAAATGTATAAAGGAAAGTATTATTCCGTCAATGTGGATCATAAGCCGACACAAAAGGAAGCAACGATTCTTATGGCGGAAGTCTTACAGAATGCCGAGACCAAAGGCTCTGGTTCTGTGCGTTCCTGCGTAGACGGGTATATGGATGCCAAGCGGAATGTTCTATCACCAAGCTCATTAAAAGGATATCTGGCAATCTATCGCAACTCTCCGGAATGGTTTATGAATATGAATGTATACGATGTGACGCAGCTTGAGATTCAGAGGGCGGTCAATGAGTATAGCATAGACCATTCTCCGAAGACAGTACGCAACTTTCATGCCCTCATGATAGCATCAATAAGGATGTATCGACCGACTTTTGTGGTCAATACTACCCTTCCACAGAAAGAAAATAAGCGGATGACCATTCCTGACCAAGAGGATATAGTTCGACTACTTGAGTCAATGAAGGATGATGACTATTATCCATGTATCGTTTTGGGATGTTTAGGGTTAAGGCGTTCAGAGATACTTGCCCTAGAGCCGTCAGATTTTGCCGAGAATAGCGTTCTAATAAATAAGGCGAAGGTTTATAACGAAAAGCATCAACTCGTTGTTAAGGGCACAAAAACTACCGCTTCTACGAGGTCTGTGTTCGTACCGCCAGATGTGGTTCGTATAATAAAGGAAAGAGGATATGTTTACAAGGACTATCCAAACAATCTGATCATAGTCATGCACCGATACCAGGATAAGATCGGGATGCCACGATGCAGATTCCATGACTTAAGACATTTCTATGTTAGCTATGCTCACTCTATTGGAATGAGTGATGCGGATATTATGGCAGCCGGTGGATGGAAAACTGACAATACAATGAAAAATGTTTATCGACATTCAATGAAAGATGCGGAAGAACAGGAACGAGTCGCAAAATCTATGTTAAATATATAGCCACGTGGGTTCAAACCCACGTGGTTTTCTTGGGATAATTCTTGGGATAAATTTGTTTTTAGTGGTACTGTAAGACCGCATAGTTACGCTATCAAAGAATGTAGTAAAAATGGGCATTAAAAAGCCCCCGAACCTTGTAAATTCGGGGGTTTTCTGTACCGCAGGGGGTGGGATTCGAACCCACACTATCATCGCCCAAACATATAGTGTTTATGCATGATTGCGGATTTCATGGGATAAATTATGGGATAAATTATTTTTTATATTCATCCTGACGAGCTTTGATCTTTCTCGCCCACTTGATATGCCTGTCGTGAAGATAGTCATACACGGCCTGCATACCTTCGGGTATTTCACCCTTTGCCGAATAGTCAGATATAAGTTTCACGCTTGCATCATGCAGGATGGTAACGTGTTCCATTTCTGCTAATGAAAGATTGTAATACATATCTGCCAAGATGGGATTATCTTCCTTATGCTTATAAGCACACTTAAGATACTTCTCCGCATCTTCGAGTTCGGCATCTATCTGTTCTGCTATCTTCTTGATTTCCTTCATATCATCACCTCATTATGCCTTTGCGGTTGTCACGGCTGCGGTAGTAACCGGTGCGTTAGCGTACCACTTGCCCATCTGTGACAGGAGATATGCGCTCTGTTCTGCGTTAACCGCCTGGTTGCGAGCATCTGCGAGAGCCTGCTGCGTATCCTGCAATCTGTTCTCAAGAAGCATTGTTTTAATACTGCAGCAGCAGTTGTCGAGCTTATAGCCAAGATCAGCAATGTTCTGATTTACAGAATTAAAGCCGTTTGTGATCGTCTGCTGCGTTGCGTTAAATCCGTTTATGGCGGTAAGAAGATTTGTGTTATTCTGGTTTGTCATAAACATTGTCTGATTATCGATCAGGCGAGCAGTTTCGTAATTGTTGTTTGCTGATGAGAGCTGAATTGCGCCCAAAGCCTGCGTTACTGTCTGGTTATTGATTGCCGCACCAACATCTATAGCTGCATTGCCGCCACCGAAGCCGAAGCCACCGAAGCCACCGAACAGAACTGCGATGATAAGGAACGCTCCTAACCAATCAGATCCGAAAAAAGAACTGTTTTCTGTCATGTGATTTTCCTCCTTATAATATTATCTATATCATCTTGCAAGAATGATTACTTTATACCGCTAATGAACTGTGATATCTTGCTTTTGGCATCGTTTATATCCTGCCCGTTCTTCTGATATAACTGTTCTGCGGTTTGATTAAGGTTATTAAGGTCTAGTCCCTGTAACTGTGGGTTAGACTTTGCAAGGTTCTGCATAAATGCTTGTGGGGATTCACCACGCATCATTGCACCAACGGCTTGCATCATTATGTTATTCTGACTCTGACTTCCTTGTAGTAGGCTTAACATTGGATTTTGCATTGATTGTCTCCTCTAACTTCGTGATACGTTCTTCAAGTGTCTTAAACTGTGATACTTCCTCTGATTCGTGAGGGGTTATATCATACGGCGTAGAGGTCTTATATCCTGCTCCGTCTGTCTGTACTAGCCATACCATAGGTGCGGTAATATCAAGGAATAAACCGCTACTATTGGGCGGCATCTGTAAGGCATCTATGCCGTTCTTGCCACTAACCTTAACGACTTCCTGTGTCTGCGGTTGTGCCTGTTGTAATAAGAGATTTTGTAGATACTGATTGTTGCTCTGATAGGGATAGTTCATCTTTTCTCCAATCTAAATGAGTCCATTATTACGGTTACGATTTGTACTATGAATAGTATTGGGATTTTTTTCGTCCGCTTGTCATTGCAGACTTCTTCGATAACATCTTCAAACTTCATACTCAAATCATACCTCTGCCATATCCCTTGTTCGATAGCATAAAAGTGTCAATTTAGTACCATTTTAGGCAATAAAAAAAGACCTACCCGTTTTACCGAGTAGGTCTGATCTTACAGGAAGTACTCAATGACTTCCTTGTTTTGTTTGTATATCCTTTTGACTGTGGTAGTAGAAAGGTCGAACTCTTCCGCCAAGTCCTCAAACTTGATATCGTCTAACAACTTACGCTTCATTACGGCTCTGTCCCTCTGACTGTGGATATAAGAATCAATAATGTATGCAATTTCATCATTATGAACGTACTTTAGGTCTCTCATTTTTTCTTACTCGTCTTGGGCTTTGTGTAATGATACTTGCCGTTCTTTGTTAGCGATACCGTGTATCCATTATCAAAGAATGAGTTCCAATACTTCTGTGCAAGATCCTGACTAAAGTTATTCTTGGTCATATAATCAAGCAATTCTGTCATTGATACCTGACCATTGGGTTTTCCGTCCTTGTCAGGATTGTTCTTAAAGTAGCTTTGCTCAATATTGTCAACCTGCTGCATATACTGTGTTGCATTCAGTTCGGGTATCTGGCTTGAATAATTCGGCTGCCTAGATGTATACAATCTGAATGCATTGTATGTATCCTTATCACCACCGGCAGACTTAATAGTCGCATAATCCTGAATACCCTGTTCACCGTAGTTATAGTAGATATCCACCGCAGTCTTATCAAAGCCAAGATATTTAGGTCTGTCATACTCATCTACGCCGTATTGAGTAGATGTTATATCCTTGTATGCCTGCTTGATATACTTGGGATCTACATCATTGTCTACCAACATACGATAGGTTTCATTATTTGATACGCCAAGTTTGTCTGCACTTTCCTTATAATATAAGGTTTGCTCTAACTTATCTGCGCCATACTTTTCATATTGCAGGAACTCTTCTTCGCTTAACGATTTGAATCCATAACTTTTGGCAATCTTCTGTGCATCCTTATATGTATTCAGACGCTTCTTGTCGCCACTATTGTATAAATCCATCGCCCATTCAGAGTCCGTACCCATCGTGTCTTTGGCTTCTCTATTGCGTTGCTTGTCCTCGTAGTAGTCTATAAGACCGACCGCACCGCCCTTATCGTATGCTTCAATAGCCTTCTTATAAGAACTGTTATCGCTTATCTCCTTGTCGAACTTATCTCTCTCTGTAATGGCTCTCGATATGTTATACATATCCTTAAGCATTTCAGCACGGTCTTCATCGCTCAATGTTTCATAGTAATCAGAGTTGATAAACTCTTCTGCTATATCTCTGTTGCGTTGTCCCATATCCTGCTGATAGATTGAGTTCTGTTCGTTATCAAGCGTTACATCGCCAACCTTGTATCCTGCTTTCGGTGCGAATACGGCATTGTTTCCGGTCTCTTCAAACAGACGATTGATCTCATCATCTATCTCATCGTGTCTGTCAATGCCATACTCTCCAGGGATTACATATCTTTGTAAGCCTGATTCTACGTTTTCGCTTACCTCTTTGTCTATTCCAGGTATTGTAAATCCTTCAGCATACTTTATTTCATTGCCCCAAGTATCGTACTGTGTAGGCAGATTCTTTGATAATCCAGGTAGTTTAGCCTGTTGCTGATTAAGGAATGTCTTAAACTTGTTAGTAGGATCGTATGTATTTCTCTGTGTTGTATCCAATGTCTTTGCCGTAGCATTGACTGCAGATGGGATGAATGCTCCTGCAAAATCGCCAACAGTAGTATCAATTATGTTCTGCGCTATGTCTTTCTCATCATTAGTGGAGTTTCCGCCTAACAAATCAGCTAATCCCTGTAACGGAGATGCATTAAACCAAGAGTTAAGTGATGCTTTGCTACCTTCTTTTAATGCTCCAACTGCTCTGCCTGCTCCTGTTCCTTCATATCCTAATGCCTTAAGGATTTCGCTATCGTACTTATCAGAGTTTTCGATGGTCTCCTGCAACAGAGTACCTATAATCATAGGTTCTGCCATAGGCTGCGCCCAATCATAAGCATAGTATCTGTCACCAATATGCAATGCGAAAGGCTTGAATCCATCTCTCTTCTGTTGTGCTTTCTGATCGGGATCATCTGAATAGTCGCCTGTAATGAGTCCTGATTCACGGAGCTTCATTCCGAGGTAAACCATTCCTGAACCTGTAGCACCCTTTGAAAATTGGTCAATACCCTGCCTTACCAAGTCGAGGTCATTGTGCTTTGCACCGGATATAATGTTCTTAATTCCTATTCCACCGCCTATAGGAGAATAATCAACCATACGTGCGGCTATATTACCAGGTGCTTGTAAGAACGGGATAGCTGCCTGTCCGACAAACTTGCCCACACCAGGTATCTCTTCAAAACCACCTCGTATTTTGCTTAATGACTTAACCGCCCAAGAGTTATCCTTGTAAGTAGCTTTCATTGCTTCTTCCCAAGCGGTTCTGATTGCCTCCTGTGGGATGTCATCAACATTCTTTATGCCCTGCGCATTGATATAACTGCCTAATCTCTCGATGAAGTTCTCTTTTACGAAGTGACTATCACCAAGATCAAGCAATTTGTATGTGGTGTTCCTTAATGTCTCAAGGGTAGACTGTACACCTTCTTTGCCATACAACTTACTGTTAAGAGCCTGAAGTCCGCCATCTATTCTTTTTGAACTATTGAGAACTTCTGCTGCCGTGTTAAAGGCTTTGCCCGAAACATCGTCAAGCCATTTTTCAAGAGCCGTGCCCTTGAATATCTGTTTGTTATCCATAAAGAAGGATTTGACACCTTCCTCATACTTGCTAGGCGTACCCTTTATGAGAGCCTGTACCTCATCGGAGTTAAGAGCTTTCTTTGCTAACTGTCTGCCCTTGATTCCGCTACCAACTACAGACTGTGTGACCTCAAAGTTCGGATTGATTAAGTGGGCGATGTTTTCGCCTACGGCATCAAATCTGTCTGCTACCCATCTCATTTTTTCTGTGGGTATATTGGCAAAGACATTTCGGAGCATTGTACGAGGATTGAGCAACATAGCCACTCTACGGAGTTCGAGTATCTTCTCTGCCATAGTAGAGGGATATTCCTTGCTCATTCGTTTGCCTATCTGCTCGTACATCTTCTTGATGGCATCTTCATCACCAGGTTTTATATCCCCGAATGCCTTCATTTCTTCATCGGTCAGTTTGAAGTCTTTCCACTTGTTGCCAAACTTCTCCTTGCCTGCACGGTTAATAGAATTGATTTCCTTCTCTGCATAATGCATAGCAGCTAAAGGATCATCCTTTGTCATTGCGAGAACGGCCGCCTGTGAGAACTGTCCTGACTTTGTAAGTCTTTCAGCCATATCTCTGTATATCTGTGCGGCTATCTCATGCTGACCTTGCGCAGAATAGTCCTTTGCTAACATCTGTCCAAAAGGAACGGCTGTAGGGTCATACATTTCAAGCATATGCCTGTATGTCTGATAGCGATCAGAACTATTTGCGTATGCATCCTCTGCCTTCTCAAGAGTCTTTTTGTTTTTCAAAACATCGTGGATTTGTGGATTGCTCTCAAAGTCTGCTACAACTTCTTCAGGAACATCCTTCATCTGCATCTTGCCTTCGCCACGAATATGTTGTGAAAGACCACTCTCTCTTGTTTCCGGAACTTCTGCCTTCGGAACTTCTGCAGGAACTTCTTCTCTGATAGGCTCGGCTTCCTTTGCTACCGTCTCTTCAACAGTAGGAATTTCTTTTGCTACCGTTTCTTCGATGTCGTTAGCAAATTCATTGGGATTGACATCCTCGGTAGCCATCTCTCTTGCAGGTTTGATATTGTTCTCAAGCATCATCTCGTCTGCTTCAGACATTTCACTACCAGTTTCAAGTCTGTAGTTTTCATCTTCTAACTTCTGAATGTATGCTATTTCATCATCAGATAAATCTCTTTGATATCTCTCTGCGTTATCTTTTATAGCCTGTATTCTATCTTCGTTCTTTACTATCTGCTCAACTGCTTCTTCTGTGGGATTCTTAACGCCATCAACAATATTTGAGCCTGTTTTTGCTAACTGTCCTTGTGTGCTATCTATCCACGCAACATCATCAAGGTTAACAACGGCAGACTTAACATTATCGGGAGTGCCTGCATATGATAATGCTTCCATATAAGAAGGGGTGACAAATGTACCATTGTTGATATCGTGTGATGAATAAACCTTAATCTTGCCCGTTCTCATAGCTTCTTGAGCCATTTCATCGGTAAAGTCAGGATCTATATTGGGTTCTTCTGCCCATACTTCATCGAATGTTTTTATATCATCAAGGTCACGAATCCATACAACATTATCCCTTAATGCAGGATTTGTTTCGAGTATTACATCCAACTGTGCCTGCTTATGCGCATCAATAGGATTATTTTTTGCTATCTGTTCTGCAACTTCTTCTGCCGGAACTTCTTTAGCAACCTGTTCGGCTACTTCTTCTACGGGAGTTTCTTTAGCTGCGTTTGCAATGTTGTCATTTATATCTCTTAAGAGAGCATAGTGATTATACCCATCCTCGGTGTACTTGACAGAGTCGTACCCATTATCCCTCATAAGATTAAGGAAACGACTACCCCAATCTGCATTAGTTCCCGACGCATTCTTTAGAAGCATATAGGTGTTAAAGTCGTTTTCGTAGTCTGGG